GATACCATCAAGTTCTTTGAAACCTATGAGGGTGAAGTCCTTGACCTTATCCACGAACGCTATGGTACAGATGAACTAGTCGAGATCTTCAAACGTTCCGAGGCTGACTACAATATGTACCGCAACGAGTGCACTTGGTTATTCATCGAGAACGTAGCACAAGATCAAGTCATGGAACTTGAGCGAATGCAAGAGGATGAGGACGCCACCATCGGTGAGTATTTAAACTCACAATGCGAAGAGGAACTACATGGTGATAAGAAGGACTTCAAACCTGACTACACCCTTGCTGACGGTTTAGCCGAAGCAGCAACCGACCTCATGAACCTGTCGGTGTACTCTAAATCCTGACCTCAATCATCATTTGGGTATGCCTCGTCATACTCCTCTACATCTTCCTCAAGAACATCAACGCTAGATAACCATGCGATTCGACACCACTCACGAGTACTACCTTGACGACGCTAACCTGTACTACTGTGAGGATCATAAATCCCTCATAGTACATACATGCTCAGACTTCAAGGAGAACCGTCTAGTCCTATCTGGTATATCCAAAGATAGTATGGATAGACTAGTTAAGGACTACAAGGTTAAGCGGTCACCTAAGAGTACATCTCCTAAGGTTGCTGCTTGAATCTCTCTCTAAACCCAGCATAGGTAGTAATACCTACACACTAATCGCTGGTTTTACTGGGGGACTCACCATCTCTCACCGTTCACCCATCGTTTTAATCAATGAGTACATCAACTCTCAAACCTCGTCCAGTCTATAAAAAGACTGTGACTACCAAGAGAAAGACAATGACTGAACAACAACCCACCACGCCAACGTTAACCAAAGTGCAATCCCATCTTCCTGAACACCAACTCATAAGCAGAGATGCTCTATGGGAGGACTTCAAGGTTCGCATGAGTATAAATAACTATGAGGTTGGCGAGGCTATGAAGCAACTCAAGACTGTAGTTGACCAGACACACAAGGTAGTCCTACCTCATGTGGATAAAGCGGTTAACAAGTTCAAAGAGTTAACTGATAAGTAGAACTTATGAGGCAATGCCAATAAGCCCTCATCTTTTTTTATGTATGAACTCACCTTAAAGATCCGTACCAATACCGACCCTCATAACCTCCTCTATCAAATCCATGAGGACATTAAAGAGCATGTCCACGTACTTGGTATAGATTATCACCTAATCTCTCCACGACCTACCACAGACGAACACCATGGCGGTATTGATTCCGAACTGGATCCATCACAGCAAGAAGGATCCCAAGCGAACGCTGAAACCTCAGCAACTCAGGCAGTCTAAAGCAAGGCTGCAAGCACTCAAACGCAAACTCAAGGTAATACAATAAGTATTGCTATTGAGAATCATTATCAATTATTGGAGGTATTAGTACAGATGTATGCTACACAACAGCACACTAACAAGGACGCAGGTATGAAGTATCATGTCACTATGGAAAGTGGTAGGGACTTCATCCTTAACTCTGGTTGTGATGTGTATCAAGCTGCTTATGATGCTTATGAAGAAGCATGCCTCTATGATGATTACCTTGTAAACGTTGAACCTATTTGTGATGTCTAAAAAGAAACCCTATTTCCACAACAACTGGCAAGAGTACAAGGACGCAGATGACAGCTTCTTTCTGCCTCATGAGTTTGAAGAGTTCATGAGTTGGAAGATTGGCGGATGGGAAATTCCATCATCAGTCTGTTGTATTATCAGAGAGTCTGACCCTAAGACTAAGAAGGTGAAGGAGTATGTGTATTCTACATCACATCATGCAATCAATAAGATTCATAAACTAATGAATGAAAAGAAAGAGTTTACTATATGTGATGAAGAACAAATCCAACAAATGTACCCACAAAATGACTAAACACGTATTCATTCCTTATAGTGACTATTACTTCAAAGCATTAGATTCTATCCCAAAAGATCACACTAATCGCGATGAGATAGTTAACTTATTAATTGACCAAGTTATAGACGACGCCGACTATGCCTACACCAGCACAGATAGACGAACAGATCCAACTTGAAAGGGATCAAATAGCACAGGGACTCAAGAGACTCAAGGATAACACCAAGAATCTTGAGGAAAAGAGCTATGCTTCAGCTACTGTCTATGGTATATCCTCTATTGATGAGTTATTACCTGCTGTAGTTGAGCAAATCAAGGCAACTTCACATGATAGACTAACAAGAGGTACAGGTCATCAATTCCAATTGATTAAAGACTATGTATCACAGTTAGAACCGCTAGCATCAGCAGCAATAGCATGTAAATTAACTTTTGATAAAGTCTTTGGATACAAACAAGGAAGCAACACATTAGTTAAAGTTGCTGAATCTATCGGCAGTGCTGTTGAAGATGAATGCCAAATGAGGTATTATGAAAAGAAAGCTCCTGGTTTGCTTAATGTTCTCAAGAAAAACTATTGGCATAAATCAATAGGAACCAATCAAAAGATTGTAGTGATACAAACATTAATGAATCGTTACAATGTTGAACGTTGGAAACCTTGGGGATCTGGAGAAAAGGTTAAATTAGGCACATGGTTACTCGAACAAATCATAAAAGAAAGCGGTTGGTTTGAGAAAGTAAGCAAAAGAGAGGGACGACGTACTGTAAATTACGTTAAACCTACCCCTAAATTCATGGAAGTGAAGGATAGGGTTATGAGCGAGAGTGAACTCTATGCTCCGCTTGCTTGGCCAATGCTCATCGAACCTAACGACTGGGGTGAAAAGCCTGGTGGTTACTTGCTTAACGAGGTCATGCTCGGACACAAAATGGTAAGGCATGGACATGACACCCCTTTACAGGGAGAAACTCCAACCGAGTTCCTTAATCACATCCAGAAAGTGGGTTATAAACTTAATCCATTCACTGTGAGGGTAGCTGAAACGCTACAAGAAAGAGGTATATGTGTTGGTAAGTTCATCCCTATAGTAGAAATCCCAATACCTCCTAAGCCTCCTGACATAGCTGACAACAAGGACGCTCGTATGAGCTACCGTAGAGCAGCAGCAGAGGTCATGAACAAGAACGCGAATGCATTCAGACGTTCATGTAGGACAAGGATGACTATGAAGGCAGTGAGTAGGTTCAAAGATAAAGAGAAGTTTTATTGTCCGTGGTCTTTTGATTACAGAGGTAGAGCTTATCCTATACCTGCCTTTCTCACACCACAAGATACTGACTTTGGAAAAAGTCTGATTAACTTTGCTAATAAATCTCCTGTTACACATGAGTCTAGTGAATGGTTGTCTTTTCAGGTAGCCACTACATATGGACTGGATAAGTCTACTATGTCAGAGAGACTAGACTGGACTGATAAGAATCACACACTAATCACACGTGTTGCCTTAGATCCTATAGGAAATATAGGGGATTGGGAAGCAGCAGAGGAACCTTGGCAGTTCTTATCAGCATGTGAAGAGTACTATCATTGTATTATTAAAGGAGATCGAGCAACAACATCATTACCAATTGCCATAGACGCTACATGTAGTGGCTTACAAATCCTCGCTGGTTTGTGTAAGTGTAAATCTACTGCTCAAATGGTTAATGTATTGCCATCAGATAGACCACAAGATGCATACAGAGTTGTTGCAATGCATTCAAGACCAGATATACCAGAACGGTTAAGACTTAATTGGGACAGAAAATGTGTCAAAAGAGTAGTGATGACCGTACCTTACAACGCTAAACCATTCTCAAATCGTACCTACATCAGGGACGCACTTAAAGAGAAAGGTATAGAGATTGATAAAGATGAATTAACTCAAACTGTTAAAGCAGTTAGAGATGCTATGGATAAAATAGTACCAGGTCCGATGTCTGTTATGAAATGGATAGAAGACGAGGTATCTAGAGCTTTACATCGTGGCGCTACTGAATTAAAATGGACTACACCATCAGGATTCAGAGTTCATCAGAAGTTAATGAAGAAGAAAGTAGAGACACTGAACTTACAATTATTAGGTCGTTGTAAATTGAAGGTAGCTACAGAAGATTCAGATGAGATAGATAAGGCAAGGCATAAGGCAGCTACTGCTCCTAACCTAATCCATTCATTGGATTCAAGTCTATTGCATCTATCTGCACTACGCTTTGAAAAAGATATAGCGTTAATACATGATTCAGTATTATGTAGAGCAACTGATATGTCCGTATTATCTGGTATAGTAAGAGAGACCTATATGCAATTATTTGCTAAACAAGATTACTTAAACGACTTCGCTACACAAATTGGAGCGGAGACTGAACCACCGATCATTGGAGACCTTGAACCCTCCACCGTGATTGATTCCACTTATTTCTTTTGTTAAATGTATTCACTATTTGATTATGCCTTTGGACCTACTAGAATTGTTGTAGTCTCTGAAGAGAGGCTTCAAGCCGCTGAACGTAGAGCTAAAGAAGAACAGATCGAGGCTGTTGAAGCTCGTATCTCTGCCCTTACTGATTACAGTAGGAAACTTAGAGATGAGATGAACAAGTTAGCACCTGCTCAAGAAGTTAATGAGAAGGAAGCAGCTTAATGTCTAGAACTATTCATAAAACTGACAAACCCGTAACCCTTGAAGGATTTCAAGCTGTTGTTGCTCCTAGTAAATTTGGTTACTCTCTCGGCGCTATTGTCGGAGAAGATATAATCGAAACACTAGAGAATGAACGGACTGAAGTACTCAAGTGGGCTGAATCAAAACTGAAAAACCCAAAGAGAAGCACACTAAAACCCGAACCATGGGAAGAAGTGAGCAAGGGTAAATATAAAATAAAGTTCTCATGGAATGAGGACAACCGACCACCCGTTGTTGATACGGAGGGTACACCTATTACTGATGCAAAGACACCACTGTATGGCGGATCTACTGTTAAACTTGGCTTCTATCAAAAACCTTATATCCTCAGAGATGGAGTTACCTATGGTAGTTCTCTTAAGCTGGTTGGTGTACAGGTTGTTTCAGTAAAAGGAGAAGCTGGAGTAGACACTGGAGACTTAGATGCGAACCAAGTTGCTGAACTATTCGGGAGAACCTCGGGCTTTAAAACTAGTGATCCGAACGTTACTCCTACTACAGATGACTCGACCACCGAAGAAGAAGACTTCTAGGTATCGCTCTCAGTTAGAAGAGAAAGTTGCAGATTTATTACTCAACCTTGATGTTAAATATGACTATGAAACAGTTAAGATTGCTTATACGATCCCGCACAACTACTTCCCTGACTTTATACTCCCTAATGGGGTTATTCTAGAGTGTAAGGGGTACTGGGATGCAGCCGATAGAAGGAAAATAAAAAGTGTTAAAGAACAGAATCCAGATATAGATCTGCGTATGGTCTTTCAATCACCCTTTAACACCATCTCAAAGAAATCAAAAACTACATACGCTCAATGGTGTGAACGCCTGGATATTCCATGGACTTCATTCCAAAACATTCCACTCGATTGGTTGATCTAATGGACTACAGTCTATTCAATTTCAATTATATATTTGGTGTCTTAAACAGCACTAAAGATATGAAAAGAGGTCAGTTATTTTTTCGTTCAGAAATTGTAGACAAATCAATCGCTAAGAATAGTGGAGATCAGTTAGTATATGTTGGAGATAAGGAGGACGGTTTTGATTTTATGAATGGATCTAGAAAAATAGAGAATAAAACTAAAAAGAATTTATTTTCTAAATCTAAAACAAGATCCGTAATACTAAAGAATTTTAATCGTAACTCCCCTCCATCATATCCTAATCAAACATTTGATGAACTATTACTATGGGATGAGCACACTAATTCTGTGTATAGTTGTCAATGGGAAACTGTAAAGAAGTATTGGTATCTAACTGGATCTAATATTTCTTTTAAAGATGTACCAAAATCAGAATTAAATATTATAGTAGAGAATGTTATACCTGATAAAATAACATTATTTTCACCCTTATTAGATCAATTAGTTGAAAACTACATCACTCAAAACACCACTACGTTATCCAGGAGGGAAATCGAGAGCGCTCAAAAAACTCTTCAACTTTTTACCTGACTTAAAGTATTATAATGAATGGCGTGAGCCTTTCTTAGGTGGAGGTTCGATGTCTATTGAAGTGACTAAGCGATGCCCTTACCTAAAGATATGGGTCAACGATCTTTATTATCCAGTATATAATTTTTGGAAGCAATTACAAAAAAGAGGTAGTGAGTTATCTAAGGAGTTAGAAGACCTTAAGAATGCACACCCTTTACCACAGGATGCTAAGAGGTTGTTCCTTGAATCTAAGGAGCATATAGGACAGACTGGTGACCAATTCAGGGACGCGGTTATGTTCTATGTATTGAATAAATGCTCATTCTCTGGTTTATCTGAATCTTCATCTTTCTCTAGTCAAGCAAGTATGTCTAATTTCTCTATGAGAGGTATTCAAAACTTGTCAGCATATCAAGGTATTATACAAAACTGGAAGATAACAAATGAATCTTATGAGGAATTGCTTACAAATGCTGTAGGTGTATTTACTTACCTAGATCCTCCGTATGAAATTAGTTCTAATTTATATGGTAAACGTGGTAATGTTCATAAAGCATTTAATCATGATATATTTGCAGAGAATTGCTCATATTATAATGGTCATCAGTTAATTTCCTATAATGATTCAGAAATGATTAAGGAAAGGTTTGATGATACATGGAGTATTGATTCATATCCTTTGACATATACCATGAGATCTAAGGGTAATTACCTACAAGATCAGAAGAGAAGAGATGAGTTAGTACTATATAATTATGGAATCTGAGTTTCTTATGCATTTACCTTGTGGTAATTGCGGATCATCAGATGCAAATAGTTTGTATTCAGATGGTCATACATTTTGTTTCGTTTGTCAAACAAGAGTGTCAGGCGAAACTGATATGCACACTAATCAAATGTCAAAAACAATCCACCTTAAAGGCTCAGCCGAACGGCTGCAGAAGAGGAATATATCAGAAAAAACCTGTCAGTTCTATAAGATCTACAGGGATGAAGACACCTTAAGATTCCCATACTTTACAACAGATGGTGTCTTACAAGGTTCCAAAATAAAAACCAAGAAAAAAGTATTCACCTATGAAGGAGTTTCCACTGATACTCTATTCGGTCAGCATCTTTTCCCTACTACTGGTAAACGTATTGTTATTACTGAGGGTGAATTAGATGCAGCTAGCTGTTATGAAGCTATGCCAGGTTGGCCGATGGTCTCTCTTCCTCACGGTGCAGCTTCCGCAAAAAAGGACATACAAAAACAAATCCCGTTATTTCAAGGATATGACAAAATTGTTTTATTCTTTGATAACGACGAAGCCGGACGAGCCGCATCCGAACAAGCTGCAGGAGTTTTACCACCAGGTAAGACAAAGATTGCGAGGTTAGAGCAGTACAAGGACGCCTCAGATGCTTTGATGGATAATCAAGCAGAGTTAATAAGACAAGCAATATGGAATGCAAAACCATACCGTCCTGATGGTATTGTAGATGGAAAATCTTTATTAAAATTAGTCACAACACCACAACAACCATGTCAACATGAGTATCCGTTCAAAGGATTACAACATAAAACACACGGGATCCGGTATGGCGAGCTTACAACATTTACTGCAGGCTCTGGTGCCGGAAAAACGTCATTCTGCCGTGAACTTGCAGCTCACCTTTGTGAGTCAGGGGAAT